GTCCAGAAGCGAGGTATCACCCTCCCCTTGGAAGACATACTCTACGAGCCTCGTGGAAAGACGATCGCTAGCTGCAGATAAATCTACAGTTGCGAGGTCTCCTTCACGACTGGCCTCCAGAGCGAGACGTTGAGAAACGTCCTGGTTCTGGTGGTCAATAGAGTTGGCAAGGAAAGTGTACGGAAGGCGGCTGTAGAGCCACCGTTCGACACCCCCTTGTATCCATTGATGAGCAGTAGGTTCTTTGCATATAATGCGCGGACCCTTCTGCGTCTTCGGGACAGCCAAAACTACTGACGGGACTTCCCTCTGATCAGGCTCACGCCCTTCAGAGATCTTGTAAAGACCGAAGTCTGAACAAGCAAAGAAGTCCCAAGGGAAGATAGCTTGGAGCTTAGCCGGCCAATGGCGGAACTCATATTTGAGCCCGTCACCGTCGGCGACAGCACCCGGCCCGTGCTTAGGCCTCAGCTTGAAAGGATCACAAACTCCAAGGGAGCTTGTGAGATCTCTGCAGAGTGATCTGAAGAGTTTCCAATCAAGTTGAGTATCATCTGGCGTATGAGCTCCCATTCCTGGTAGCCATCTGTCGTCATCTCGCTTGGGCAGCCCCCAAAGGGGGTGCCCATGCCGGGGTGACCACTGAGGATCATTATAATCCCAAGTAAGATGATGATGATCAGGGAGCGAGGAGTCAACCTCCTCGAACTCTCGATAAGCGCTTTCCATGCGTTCATCGGTGCACTCCATGTTGAGCTTCTTCGCCATCAGTAACCACTGACGGACGAAGAAGACAGCAGTTGGGTCACAATCATCCCTAAGCGTACCATCTTCATCAAAGACGAAAGCCAAGAGACCGTTAAGGTATCTTGGACGAGCGTCAACCGAGCTTTTGCGGCCAAAACCTCTAGGAGGCTGGCCAAGTCCAGCAGAAGCTATCGTCTGTGATGCGAGGGCCTTCTGAAAGAAGGTGCACATCTCTGGATGGGTGATCGTCAAAAACGATATACCCTCCGTAGATATTGTGTCACGGAGGCGGGTTAGATCCCGTTCCATGTCCCTCTCGATGGTTGGGTACGACTGGACGATGTCCTTTACAAGGGCAGCGTACAAGTCGGAGAACAACCGTGTATAGCTTTTCATCATCACACCTTTCGTGTTGGTGATTCTATACGCTTGCGTGATACGCTAGGTTTGACCTAGCGGATCAGCACTCGCCCTGGACCAAGCCAGCCGCTTGCGCGGCGACAAGGACCCCCAGTGCGTCCGACAGATAGTCGAGCGCAATGGGATCATGGCCGGAGCTACCACGAAGAGTGGTAGAGACGGTCATGATCTTCTCCAGGTCGGTAGACGTCGCGAAGACGCGATGCTCGACGAGCACGTTGTGCACGTCGAACGTCACTCCGCCACTAAGCTGCGTAGAGTGGCGAATCTTGAGAACGTAGGACTCGGCAGCCGACTTAAGTCGGTATTCCGAACCGTAGTTGTCCTGATTCACCCTCGTCAGCACCTTGGCGACGGAGTTTACCGTAAGGGTAAGAGTGTTTGCAAACATTGTTCTCTCCTGAGCGCACCGTGCGCTACGTTGGCAGCCTGCCTCTTGGCAGCCGGCCACGCGTGGACACGAGCGCACCCAAGATCGACAGTTGACTTGCCGATAAAATCGGCATGTCTGCTGATAGACTGAGGTTAACGACACTTCTAGCCTTGACTTCGGATCGAATAGATCCGGGCATAAGGGTATGCGCTTGTCCGCTTCCGCCGACAAGTAGACAAGGATAGTACGGGGGATGAGTCAAGGTCTGCACATGATGTTTCATGATGCAGGGCCGTGACGGAATCGCCAGTAACCTTCCGCTTTGCGCTTGAATGACATCACCAAAATTGGTGAACCAATCAATGAGCCAGCTGAAGGGAAGTGCTTCCCAAACGTTAAGGGTAATCTGATCGGGGCGAAGGCCGAGAATGGCCGCACGTACCTGATTAGGAGAACCCTTCCGAAGAGGCGATGTTAGGGCAAGAGGCGTTGGTTTCCAACGCACCGTGCCCCACTGCTCGACGACCAATTGGCCTTCGGCAGTAGATGAGATACCCCCAGCGAAGCCTGCCCCCGTGCCCGAAAAGGCGCGGGAGCCAGGCATCTCTCGGGATCCCATCTTGAATCGTCTCTTAAGACCGCTTCCAGAGAAGAGTCTGTCCATTTCCTTCTGCCGCTTCGCGACAGAGTCGGTGAACATGACAAGTCTCTTGAGATCGCTCACAAGGGGGGCCAGTCCAAACTGGATACCCAAATGTAGGGCGGCAGTTCTTGCAGTCGGATCCTTGAGATACTTCCTAACTAGGAGTTCTCTAGATTCCTTAAACAAGAGCTCGCCAGCACCTGCGATCAAGCCCGGGAGCTCTCTCAACTCAAAAAGGAAAACTGGCAGCAGAACTTCGGGGCGTGACGGATTAGTATTCGCAAGAATACGTGCCGCCAACGTCGCGTCAGATTCTGATGGGTCAGCAATCCCATAGTTCACGTGATCGAAAAGATTAGAAGGCCAGCCTGAGACAGACTGGCCGTTCGCATCAGAACCGGTCACAGTGGACCCGGATACCCTTCGGCGTCTCATACGAAACGCGTTATCGGTATTCGGTGAGTTGGCAGAGATCAACACCCCATGATCACCCGTAGCTTTGGTTTTGGTCGCACTGACCGGACCAGAGGCTACACCGGTGACAGGTGGGTAGTTGGGCATAGCGGTAACATACCTCAGTCAAGAGGGTTCGAAATGAACGGATCGGAAGATCCGCGGGGCTCCCATATGGGAGCC